TCGCTGTTTTTGTTAGCGTCTTTCTCATCTACCCTCTGGGTCAATCGAGTTGGTTTTTCGCTCCATCTTTCGGGGTCGCAGCAATCTTCCGATTCCTTCTCTTCCTCCAAGGTTTCCATAACTGGACCTTGAATCCCTTCCACATGATGGGTGTTGCAGGTATTTTGGGAGGGGCCTTGCTTTCTGCCATTCATGGTGTTACAGTAGAGAATACTTTGTATCAAGATGGTGAGCAAGCAAACACTTTCAAAGCTTTGGACCGCTTCTATTGGAATCATTGGTCTTGCTCTCAATCTTCGTGCTTACGATTTTGTATCTCAGGAGATCAGGGCGGCAGAAGATCCTGAATTTGAGACGTTCTATACAAAGAATATCCTTCTGAATGAAGGTCTTCGTAACTGGATGGCATCAGTTGACCAACCACACGAAAACTTTGTATTTCCTGAAGAGGTGTTGCCAAGAGGCAACGCACTGTGATATACTAAGGGGGTCAAACGACCCTCTTTTTTATGTTTAACTATATCCTTGCTGGTCTTCTGTTGGGAGCAGCACACGGTATGACTGTCCCAGTAGAGGCATCGGAGGAAAAAATTACAAAGGGGTATAACACCATGGATGCCATGGGTTGTATGCTCCTTCGTGAGTGTACAAAAGATGTGGAGGAAGTTTATTCTCTGCTTGATATCTCCTCACAATATCCCAACACCGAAGAGTATACACCAGTAGCACAAGAGTTTAACAACATGCTCATGTCACTGAATCAAATCGGTGTCAAAGTATTCCTTGCTGATGAGCGTTACTTCCCCGCAATGCATCGTGGTGTATATCACACTGTGTCTAATAACTTCTATTTGAATAAGAAGTTTATGGATGACCCTGCTACACTGATGATGGTGATGCGTCATGAGGGTTGGCACGCTGCACAAGACTGTATGGCAGGCACCATTGATAATAGTATGATTGCGATCATCTTGCCTGAAGAGGACGTGCCTATGCTGTGGCGTGTGATGGTAGAGCGCACCTATCCTGCTTCTGCTGTGCCCTGGGAAGCAGAAGCACAGTGGGCTGGTAGGACAGAAAAGATGACCATGGAAGCACTCCAGAGTTGTGCTGCTGGCACTATGTGGACTGATTACGAGATCACACCACTGACTCGTAAGTGGTTGATTGAAGAAGGGTATCTAAATAAAGAAGGACAGAAATTGAAGTAGAGGATGTCATATAATCCCCCTATTCCACAGAATCAATACAGACCATACGGGGACTTTGGACCAGTTTGTGACTCCCTTGTCCCCTCACAAGCATTACCTGAGTTACTTACTCAAATAAATGAGTGTAATGTTGATGCCGATTGTCCTCCTGGTTTTGTATGTCTAAACGGTAGATGTGTCCGAGAGGAGGAAGTCTTTGAGCCCGTCTGGAATCCAGAGGATCTTCCGAGTCCTGGAGTAGACTGTAAGGTAAGACTCAAAGAAGATGGGACTATTGAATACTATGATTGTAAAGTGGACCTGGGGGATTACGATGTTGATCTCGGTGCATATGATTCATCCTGTATTCTTATTGATGGGGTTTGTTATGACTGGGCAGCAGAAGCAAAAGTTGATCTAACCCTACCAGAGTTTACTGACTTTCCTATAGCTAATCCTTTTGCATGTAATAAGTTTGACCCCGACGTAAACATTCGTCCAGTATCAATCTTTACGAATAGTGGTTTTAGACTAACATATTATCCTCTTGAAGGCACCACACCAGTTACGTTTCCAGTATCATCTGTTTCCCCAGGTGAAGTTGGTAAAGCAATTACAGTAAATTTTGCAGAAGATGGTAACTCTATTGAAACTTCAGGTAGAGGTGTAGGTAGAGTAACTCTTAAACTTGATTGGGATGATAACACTAGTCAGTATGGTGTCTTTGCTGATAGTATTACCGTAACAAATTCTGCAAATGATAGTATTACCTTTACTAGATCTGGGACGAGTGGATCAGAAACTAAATCGATAGACATATCGGGTGATTCCACCACCATGTCTATCACATATGCAAATTTAAATTCTGCTAATAATCCCATCGTTGTTGAAAATGGTGGTAGAAAATTATGTTTGAAAGATGGTGATAATGATGATTGTAATGGATCATTCACTATTGAAGATGTAGATGCAGAGCCAACCGCTGCTATTTCTTTGTGGAGTGAAGAAGCTGAAAAATATGCTGTATGGGTAAACGCTGCAGAATGTACCCTACCTTGTCTGGAGCAAAGCGTAACATATAATATCGAGATTGATGAAGACGCTGAATATCATTTCGAGTTTGGCGCAGATGATGAGGGTGAATTGTATTGGATGGATGAGAATCTTCCATTCATGACGGCTACTACGCCAACCATGACAAACCCTGCAATCTTTCCTACTTCTACTGGACCTTCTATAGCATCTAAGGTCCTTACAAAAGGTACATATAAGTTTGTTATTAAATGCACCAATGGTGTTATTCAACCAAGTGCTATCTCTAGTTTTTATTTTGGGACTCAGGGTGCAACTACTGGTGCAGCAACAAAATTAGCTCTCTATCAGGATCTTCCTGTTGGATCTTCTCTTTTCCCTAAAGGATATGTGGGGAGAGAATTTGGGACGTTTGTATTTCATAATCAACAGGGAGATGATATCTGGTGGACAGATACAAACAACGATGGTGTTGTTAATAAAAATGATGATGGATTCACTGCCGACTTTAATATGATTGGTGGTAGTGGATCTGGCATGATTCTTAACATGACATTGAGACCACTCATCGGAAATGATGCTCTCAATCGTGCCTCAAGAATATGCATCAATGAAATTGTTAATCCTGGTAGTGGATATCAAATTGGAGATCTTTTGCAGATAGGGACTGGCACTGATGCTGACGGACAATCAGTTCGCTCATTTCCTTTTGACATTGCTCCAGTTAAAGTAGTTGAATTGCTGGAAGATTCTTGGTATGGGAATTTTTCTAGTAGCAATGCTGTTGCCATCAGAACTCAGAATCAACCTGGATGGACTTCTACAGGTGGTGCAGGTGACCCTCTGAGAAACAAAGAAGTTTTAGGTTTTGATGTTCCTAACGATAGTCCTAGTGGAAAGTATCTTGGTTTTGGTGTAGTTGATGAGGAAGGTCCAAATCAAACTCGGGTTGCTACAAGAACTTGTCAATTTGATTTAGATTTGCGTGGAGTCATATCAATTACTTTTCATGTAATTGCTGGCACTGATGGGAATGGTGGTGAAATTCCTAATAACATAGAAGAGTCCTTGAGATTTAGTTTTGACAATTCTAGCTGGACAAGACTTGGAGTTTCATTACAATACTCTGGTCTTGGTATTGGTCAGTTTAGAGACAAGTATGGGGATTGGTATGAGTATACTGTTAGTGTCCCAGTTGAATATCGCACTGCTGCTACCACACTTTACTTTGAGCAAACTATAAGTGGTAATCCAGAATATTCTGTAGGATATAACGGTTTGTCTGATGCTGCTTTTACAGCAGCATATCAGAATGGTGGTGATGTCTTTGGTATTTACAAAATTACCTTGGATGGTAATCCCAATCTTGTCTACGATTGCAATAACATATCCGATCAATCTTATAACTGGGCAGTCAATCCTGGTGGTTGGTATCTTAAAGTTTGTAAGCATACACCTTGTAGATCTTTAGAGCAAAGACCTTGGGTTAGATCTAACTCAGCATCGTGGGGTGATTTTATGAATGCATATTCTGTCTGGGTTTCTAGTAATGATCCTGGACCATTAGATACTGCACAGACTCTCAGATATCTTGTCCCAGTTGAGTATGATGATACTCTAACGTTGGAGTATTCTGCTGATAATCTAATGACCATCACATTTGATGGCACTCAGGTTGCTTCTGCTACTGGTGGATTTACTACTTCTGCTACTACAACCTTTTCTACAACCAGAGGCAATCACATTCTTGAGATGTCAGTTACCAATGTCACTTCTCCTGATGCTGACAACAATTGGTCAAACAATCCAGCTGGTGGTGCTTGGAAACTCACGCACTCTAATAGTCCTTCATTCAATCCATTTGCTTTTAGTCTGTATACTAACTCAACGAATCCAGACGGTCTGATTAAGGATCAGTTTAATAAGAGTGCCATTGGAAAATGGGCATATAATAATGATGGTCGCCAAAAACAAATGTGGTATCCACCAGATAATGCAGGTGGATTCAACCAGAATGACTTCAGTGGTTACAATGAGTTGCCAGGTAATAATGATTATAGTAGTGATGGATTCATTTCATCCAATCTAAATGAGTGGCACTATTCTGATGATGGTGGCAATGCACAGTTGTGGTATGAAGTTGGAGAAACTGTGCAGGGTAATTATGAAATGACAGGCGGTAGTGGATCTGGTATGGTCCTTAAGATAGAATTGGAAGCCATTGCTGGCGGAGGAGGTAATCCAAACAATACAAGATGGCGAGTAAAAGAAGTTATCAATCGTGGCACTGGATATCAAGATGGAGATGTGCTAAACTTTGACTTCTTTACTCCAAGAAGAAATGATCTTCAACTTGGTACGTATAGTTTGACTCCAGATCCTATCAGACTTGACGCTGTATATCTGGGTGATGGTGCAGACCCTACAGACTTTGTTGAAGAAGAGTTTGACATGATCGGTGGCACAGGATCTGGTATGAGACTGAAGATCCGAATGGAGCCTTTTACTGGTAAAGATGGTGGTAATAACAATACAAAGTATAAGATTGTAGAAGTTATTAACGCAGGGACTGGTTATTCTGTCAATGATGAGTTATACTTTAACTTCAATACACCTCGTAGAATATCTCTTGGTCTTGGCACTACCGCATTCTCAGACAATAACGTCATCAACAACTCAGTGAGATTGGATCCTATAACTATTAGAACTAGTGCAGATCTTGATCAACAAGCTAGCGAACCTTATTGGCACACCCGACTAGTAGCGGGATACTTATTCTCAGACACACCTACAGGAAACGAATCTGAATGAAACTACCTGACATTGATCCTTCATCACTGCCTGAGCATGTGCAGGCAATGATTGAGCAGGGGGCTGAATGGCAGTCTCTGCATGAAGAAGATTTCTTGATTAGAATGCCAGTCTCTGATATTCAAGCAGAGAGGCAAAAACGTCATGCACAAGTGATGTTAGTTGCATATAGAAAGTATTCTGAGAAGTCTCAAGAGATCTTAAAAAGATTAGAAAAGGGAATGATTACCGAAGAGGAAGCTAAAGAGATGTTATCGGAGGCACATAAAGTAGTAGAAACCCTTAAAGAAAGACAAAAAGATTTGTATAAATAAATCTCGTAACGTTACATACTGAAACACTTGACGGGTCTCCGTCAGCGTGTTATACTTATTCCCAACGCAGACATGTCGAGTCTGCTCCATCTGCGGGTAACCATTCCGCAAGTAACTAAAAGGTAAACAACAATGATCAAAACTGCTTTCGCAGCCGCTGCTGCTCTCGCTTTCGCACCTGCCGCTGCCCTTGCAGGTCCCTACGTTAACGTAGAGGCAAACTCGGGTTTCACGGGATCTGACTACACTGGGACGACTACAGACGCTCATGTGGGCTGGGCTGGTGAGTCTGGTGCTGTGTCCTATGGCGCTCAGATCGGTCCTTCCTTCGTCGTAACTGACGGTGGTGAGTCTGACACCGTGCTGTCTGGTAAGGTCTATGGTAGTGTTGCTGCAACAGAGAATCTGGATGTGTATGGTGAGCTGTCCTTCGCTGGTGGCATCGACGATGCTGACAACGGTTATGGCACCAAGGTCGGTGTGACCTGGAGTTTCTGATTCCTTACTACATAACGTAGAAGTGGGGACCTTCGGGTCCCCTTTTTATTCGGAGATCATTATGACATTTGATGTATATACTCGTAGAGGTTGTCCCTACTGCTCAAAAATTAAACAAGTCCTAGAGGCAAAGAAGTTTAACTATAAAGAATACCTGCTAGACCGTGACTTTGATCGCCAGGCATTTTATAATAAGTTTGGTGCTGGTAGTACCTTTCCTCAAGTTATTATGGATGGAAAGAATACTGGTGGATGCACTGAGACTGTAAAGTATCTCAGAGAAAACAACCTTTTGTGATGGTTCCTAAATAATTGAGCCAGTTAGTTAGGGAGGTTGGTTTCCAGTAAACTAAAGTTAATGGGAGGGAAACCATGCAGGTCGCACTAGTTGTCCTCGTTACAATCGGCGCTTTTATCTTAGGGATCACGGTCTCTTGGTTAGCGAAAGGTTACGTTGAGGACTTTATCGAAAACGCTGCTTATGCTAAAGCAGTAACCCATCCCGAAATGTTTGACGCGGATGGTAACATGTTACAAGATGACTTAATTTACATCAGACCAGACACTCAATATTGGAATGAATGGGTTGATGACGAAGATGATGAATGACTAAGGAGTTAAATCATGCCTACAACAACAAACAGTAGCACTCGTCTACTGCTATCTGAAGTGCTAAGAAAAGTTAGTAATGCAAAGACGAAGCAGGAAAAAATTAACCTGCTTCGCAAACATAACAGCACAGCACTGCGTCAACTATTGATCATCAATTTTGATGATAGTTTGGTTTGCGTTATGCCAGAGGGTGAAGTCCCCTATACACCTAACGATGCCCCAGCTGGCACAGATCACACTCGTCTGGAGCATGAGTATCGTGGTCTCTATCGTTTCTTCAAAGGTGGAGCAGATAAACTGCCTAGTCTGAAACGAGAAAGTATGTTTGTGCAACTGCTTGAAGGACTGCACGAGTCTGAAGCAGAGTTGCTTGTCTTGTGTAAGGACGGTCGTCTTGGTGACAAGTATAAGAGAATTACCAAAGCAGTAGTCTCGGAAGCATTTCCTCAGATCGAGTGGGGGGGTCGCTCTTGAAGTTTATTGCCAAAGAATGTGATCCATCTGTCGCACAAGACAAGTCACTCCCCTATACTGCATACTTGGTGGAATACATGCAAGATGGTATCACCAAGTTTGATTTAGTGTATGGCAATAAGAAGTCTGAGATCTTTGATTATTATTGGGACTTGTATAGACATGACCTAATAAACATGACCCAATCTGAAGGCAGAGTGAATCCTAAACTATGGAACGATCCAAACCAGCAGCAGAAAAAGAAAAAATGACTACTGTGTATCTGGACAAGAGAGCAGAAGAGGTGCAAGCAGCTGAGGCAGCTGCCGAAGCAGAGGCAGAAGCAGCAAAAGAAGAAGCAAAAAGACTAGGGCAAAAAATCATTACGGATGTGTGTGGTTTCCTTGTCAAACCTCTTGTCCTCATGGTAATATGGAATGCAGTAATCCCAGGCATGTTTGGTATCACAACACTTTCATACTGGTCTGCCATGGGAATCTATGTGATTTCTCGAATGCTATTTGGTAACAACAAGAATGACTAAAGTATGCTTGATCTCTGTCACTCCTGATGCAGAGAAAACAATTGGTTATATTGCTCGTGTAAGCAACCCTGCAAA